AGTTGCTTACTCAGCAAGTCTTCTGCGCCACCTGTCGTAGAGCCATTTTCTTTGGTTTGTTTCAGTAAATCTTCTGATTTTAATTGATCTCTAAAAGCATTAATTTTATTAAAATCTAAAACTGCAGCTCCTTGGTCTGGCCTTAGATCAGTGCCCTGCCTATCAGTAACATCTTGCGCTCCAGCCGCCAAATCTCTTAGCTTTGCCAATAATCTTAACTGCTTAATTACCGCGCCAACGACAGGCACTCCCTCGGCAATGTTCAAGAAAAATTCATCAAATTCAAGCCCTAAATCTTTTACTATTTGTTCTAATGGTTCTATGAGAGGTTTTAATATTTGCAGCTGAGTGTTTAGGAATTTAAACGCTTGCTGGGTTTTCTCTATGTCTTCCGTTAACCCTTCTGTTGCAATAGTAAGTTTTTCAACGAGACCGATAACCGCAGGCAATATTAAATCGCCAAAAGCAACGTTCAAATTTTCGGTTGCATTCTGTAGGTCAACAAGTTTTTGAGCAGGCGTATCTAATGCTTTCGCTAAAGATTCTGCGCCCTCTGTTTCAATTCTTTTAAGTGCTCTAATTACAATGTCAGCAGTAATTTTGCCATCCGCTGCGTATTCTCTCAACGCACCAACGGCCTGGCCCGTCTCTTTGGATATAGCAATTAGCAAGCCTGGCGCTTGTTCGGCAATGCTATTAAATTCATCTCCTCGTAACACGCCAGAACCTAATGCCTGCGCAAGCTGCCTAAACGCTCCAGCCGATTCTGATGCACTTGCGCCCGACAAACGAGCTGCCGTGTTAAAGCCATTAAAAACTGATTCAATGTCTTCTAAGCCAACTCCAACAGGTCGAAGCCGTGCATAAGTTGAGGCCAAATCTTTATTGACTTGTGTAAGACTCAAACCAAACTTGTTTGCTGAACTTGTAGCAGCCTCTTGTAATTTTGCAGTTTCACCATATTGGCTAGACAAAAGCTCTAAAGAACGAACAGATGAAGCTCTGCTGATGGACTCATTAATGGCTTTATTTGTGGCCTGTATGGCCTGTGAAACCGTAAAATAGGCCGCCGCCGCTTTTGTAAGACTGCCAGCTAGTTTGCCAAACCCTCCAGAAGCTGTGCTTGCTGCGTTTCCAGCGCCTAAAAATTTTCCCTTTGCATCACGCAAACGGCCATTAACATCGCGAGTAGCGCCAGCGACGCCATCCATTGCACGCTCAAATTTTTTCGCATCTGCTACAGCCTTGGTCGTCTCAAGGGCAACTTCTACGCGAGAGACAACGGCCATGCCTGCTTATCCATTGTCTTGAGTTTAGCGCCCACGCTTCGCTTTATTCATCGCAACCTGTTGCTCTTCGTTCAATAGATCAAAATAAGCCGACCAAATCAACAGCTCCTCTAGCGTCACCTCATGCTTGAGCTTGACCAAGGTGTAGCCAAGCTCTTTCGCAACGCCTAGTTGGAGCCGCAACAAATTATCTTTTTTCAGTTCAGCTTTTAACCTTTTGGGTCAGCCGCCTCCGTGCTGTCCTCTTCAATTACGGCAAGCATCAAAGATTGCAGATCAGCGTCCCGAACATCGTTCTTAAGCTCTGCAGCTTGGCCTAGCTGAAAAAGCCGTTTGCCTTCCTCATCCTGTGCCTTAAGAATTAAAAGCTGCAACGCAAATGCGTTCGTGTCGTCGTTAGTTCCTTTTTGAGCGCGTTCACGCTCCGCCATTGTTAGTGGGGAACGCCAAAACACAAACTCTGAGCCATCAGATAAAGGAACAACTTTTTTAACTGGCTGCAAATTGGCGGCTTTCTTTAGCTGATCAAGAGCACTTGCCACAAAAGATAATTTCTGTTCGTTAACAGCTTACACATAAAAAAGCCCCTGGCACAAGCCAAGGGCCACAAAATCTGTTGCCTGAACTTAGGACTTGGCGAAGTCAAAAGTTGGGGCCGCAGAAGGCCGGAATGCAATCTCTACACTTTGAGCATCATCTGGGTTGACGCTGTAGCTAGCAGAAGTCAACACAGCAGCGAACTCAATTGACCGACTTGTGGTGTCGTTTGGCGACGACCCACTCAAGATCAAGTCTGTGTAGAGCTTGAAAGTTGCGCCAACTTGATTCCGTTGCAGTACATCTTCAATCAAACGACTTGCAATGGTTGTGTCGTCGTCTGTGGTGTAAACAGTCGCAGAACCAGTGCCATCAGCAAAGCCAGTGATAAAGCTGCGGAATGGTGCGTTTTGACCAAGCGTTCCACCGATGCTCGTTACATCGATTTCTTCGCGGGTAACCTCAAAGCTCCATTCACGAACGTCGCCAACTGATTGAAATTCAGCAAACTTGATTGTGAAGGGCGTTGTGCCGTCAGTGCCGTCATTAGTGAGAGCCAGTTCAGAACCACCAGCAGTCGCAGCAAAAGTTGCTGCCCCGGTTGCAGCGACATAAGTCCTGATGAAAACATCAGTGCTAGCCGATGTCCCGGCAGGCAAAGTGCCCCCCGTACCGGTTCCTAACGAGACCTTGTCATCAACCTTGAAATTCAAAAAAGTGCCAACGTTGATTGAGTTGCTGGCATTGGTGACGTTTGCGGCCTTAAACGTGCTGTCGGTTCCAGCAGGCTTGTAATAAAGAGCGCCGGACGTACCGGACAGAACAGTAGCCATAGTGTTAAGCGGTAGTGGCTTTCTAACCTATTGTAAGTAGGCGTCAAAAGTTACGCTGACCTGAGTTTGGAAATAACTCTCAGGGGCAGACGGCGTAATTGTCAAGGGTCCAGAGGCAGGGTCAAAGGTGACGCTGTTGACAGTGACGCGATCAAAAAGGTCTTTGACACGCTCAGCGATCGTGTAGTTTGCCCCTGCCCCAACGCCTGCTTTGGTAAAGATGTTGATTAAAACAATCCCTGTTTGACGGTTAAAGCCTGTCGTTGGTGCCGCCAAGGTGAAATATGCATTGTCGTTAAATTGAAGCTGCACCTGAACCCAGCTATCTGTATTTGGCGGGGTAAATGACGAGTTGGCATAAACGACCGGAATGGCCGGTGAGCTTGCCATTTCAGTGGCAATACGCCCTTCGATGACAGCACGAACGTCGTTGTAAGTGCTGGTCATGACTCTGCCTCGATGCGTGCCGCAAGCGTAGGAATAATGGATTGAATACGCTTCGCCGTGGCCCTTACCCAGCCAGGGCCATTGGTTTGCTTACTGCTGCCCTTGCCAATGTCTGCAGTTTCAAGCTTTTCGGCATACGGCAAATTGTTGTAAACGTTGTAAACGTTGCCGATGCGTTCTTTTTGATAGCCAATTTTTCTTGGCTGGTTAGGGTTTGGCGCTGCATAAGAACCCTGACCTGCAGGTTCACCAGGAAACGAAACATCGTTTTGCCCCACAGCCCAACTTGCCCTAAAACGGCCACCATTGATTTCTGCTACAGGGCTTTTTTGCACAAGTGACTTGTAAGTTTCTGCTACTGCTGCAGTGATTAGCTTTTCGTACTTGCCTTTTACGTGTTGGCCAATCTCAGTAATTTTTATATTTCTTGCCATCGTTATGCCCTCAGGATTAATTCGTGCGTGATCGCTGTGTTGTCTTGCTCCGTCGTTTCAACACGAATAATTTGATGCACAACCGTGCTAATCACAACGCGATCTTTTGTCCCAGGAGCTGATGGCAGCTCTTTCGCTGCAACCGTCAAACGCTTGTCGCCTTGCTGAACAAGCTCATTCACCTCGCGAACGTTTACGTCCTCCAACACACCTTTTACGTTCGTGTCGCTGGTTGTCTCGGTAATTGCGCCCGTTGTGGCGTTATACGTGCCAGCAGAAACGTAACGAACTGTCACATCACCACCGAACGTTGCGATGACGGTACCGGCCACTTTTTCAAGGGATTGAGCAAGTCCCATCAGACGCCATAAACAACGACATGACCAGAGGTCAAAGTAATCGAAGTGAAAATTACGCCTTCAATACAAGCTCCGGTGTTGATGTTGATCGCAGACGGGGCGCCTGATCCGTTCTCAGTAATGCCTTCAGAAGTCATCGCAGCAATAACTGAGTCCTTCAAGGCTTCCACCTTGTAAAACCTGCCAGTGTGTGCAGCTGTATCAGTGATGATGATTGCCTTTGACGGCGAATAACCCATGCCCATGATCAGCTCCGTTTAATAGCGATGTTGCCCGGTCCGCTAATTCTAAGCCCTGTCAAGAACCTTTCAAACATCGGCGGTACATGAT